TCAAAAGGTGCAACAATCGAAATGAATTTAGCGCGAGAATTAGGAATTAAAATAATCAGGTAATGGCAAAAAATCATTATGAATTTGAATTGCAAAAGGCAGTCGCAAAGTATTTGTCAATGAAATATCCGAAAGTTTTATTCATGTCGGATACGATCGCAAGTTTAAAATTGACAATGGGGCAAGCGTCCCGGAACAAATTGATTCAAAAATCCGGGTTCAAATGTCCCGACATAATCATTTTAAAACCAAAACGCGGTTATCATGGTTTGTTCATTGAATTAAAAATAAAATCGCCGTTCAAAAAAGACGGAACGTTGTTGAAAAATGAACATTTAGAGGGGCAGCAGCAAACAATTGAACAGTTAAACGAATTGAAATACTTTGCAACATTTGCAACGGGATTTGACGAAGCGAAAACAATCATTGATAATTACATGAAAATAAAATAATTTGTATATTTGTGAATTGTAGAGTTGAGGCTACATTAAGAAATTTTAATAATTCCTATTACCGAGTAGAGTCCTCAACCTCGAAAGGTAATAGGATTTTTTATTTATGTCAGGTTGGATTAAGTTACACAAAGGAATAAAATCACATTGGATTTTTGTTGAAAAAAGAAAATTTTCACGATTTGAAGCATGGGTAGATATTTTATTAACTGTTAATTATTCATTTTCTAAAACACTGATTAAAGGCAAATTAATTGAAGTTAATAGGGGCGAAAGTGTAAGGTCATTAGATACATGGGCTAAAAATTGGGGTTGGGATAAAAGTAGTGTTCGTAGGTATTTTGATTTGCTAAAAAATGACGGCATGATACAACTTGAAAACGAAACGGTAACGACACGTCTAATAGTTTGTAATTATGATAGTTACCAAACGGAAGAAAACGCAAAAGAAACGCAAAAGAAACACAGACGAAACGCAGACGAAACGCAGACGACACCAATTAAAGAAAAAGAAGAAAATAAAGAAGAAAAAGAAAAAAAGAGAATAGATATGGAAAGTCGCAGAAATGAATTTCGCGACTCACTCGCACCATTTGTCGAAATATATGGAAAAAAAATGATGAACGAATTTTATTGTTATTGGATTGAACCGAACAAATCAAATACAAAAATGCGTTTTGAACTTCAACAAACATGGTCAACAGAATTGCGTTTAAAAAAATGGGCGTCAAAGGATAATAATTTTAATTTAGCCAAACCAAAAAACTACAATCCAAGAGCATGAAAACACATGAAAAATTATTTGCTGTATTAATCAACAGCGAAATACCAATTGAAACGAAATTTGTATTGTTTGACAGATTGAACCCGGATTGGTTCAACGTTGAAAAATTTACAAAACTACATTCGTACATTTCCGAAGCGTTAAGCGCGAATATTAACCCGAATTTATTAACAGCGGTTCAATGGTTGCGTGAACGCAAATTGATAACGGAAAAATGCAGCATTTTAAACATTTCAGACATTAACGCCGCATTCAGTTGGGACACATTGACAAAATGGAACATGTATTGTTCGATTTTAGAACAAAATTATGTTATGTCGCAATTAATGATTGTAAGCCGGGATTTACAAAGCGCATTGACGGGTGACAATGTAACAATCGAAAAATGTCAAACAGTATTAAGTAAAGGGATTGAATTAACGCAATCCAAAATAGTTGTTGACGATTCAAATTCCGCCATTTTAAAAAACGTTATTGAAATACATGACAAAGTCAAAGCCGGGGAAAAATTCGGTTTGGATTTGGGTTTTTCGTCATTGCGCGAAAATGTTACGTTGGAAAACGTTGACATGTTGGTTATTGGGGCGCGTCCGTCCATGGGAAAAACAGCGTTTGCCGTTTCACTTTTGGTTAAATTAGCATTTCAGGAAAACAAAAAAGTTGTGTTTTACGCGTTGGAAATGTCAAAAGAACAAGTAATGCGCCGCATCATTTCAAATTTGACGGGTATTACAGCGTGGAAAATGAAGTTCGGCAAGTTAGATACCAACGACGTCGAAAAAATGCGTCAAATCGAAAATTTGCCCGAATGGAACAATTTTGAAATCATTGAAGGGACACACAGCGCAAACGAAATTTATTATTCCATTTCAAAACGCAAAAATTTGGGGTTGGTTGACGTTGTAATTGTTGACTATTTACAGAAAATAAAAGGCGAATTGAAACAAACAAAATTTGAATCAGTAACGTTTGCGTCCAATCGAATGAAAGAATTAAGCCAAAATTTAAAGATTCCGACGATATGTTTAGCGCAGTTGTCGCGCGTTTCAGCAAGGGCAAAAGAACGTCCAACGTTGCCGGATTTACGCGATTCGGGCGAAATTGAACAAGACGCGTCAATTATTGCATTTTTACACCGTCCCGAATATTACGGAATCATTGCAGACGAAGCCGGCGAAAGTTTAGAAAATAAGGGCGAATTTATTATTGCTAAAAACCGGGACGGCGATTTGGGTGTTTATAATTTCAACATTTGCCCGGAAACAATTAAATGGTCAGACACCGAAAAATTTAAAGCAAAAGAAGTTCAGCCATTTAGCAATTTGAATGATTTTGCAAACACAAATTTTGATTTAACACCATTTTAAACAAACAAAAAATTGTTTAATTAATTAAATTTTGTTTATATTTGCATTTATTAACCAAAAACAAATAACACATGAGTAATTTAACAGTAAAAGCAATCTTTGAAAAAGATTCAGTAAAAAGCAAAATTAATGAAATGTTGGGCAAAAAAGCGCCGGGATTCATTACGTCAGTTTTGCAAGTGACAACAAATAACGCGTTGTTGACAAAAGCCGATCCGATGTCAGTTTATAATGCCGCAATGATTGCAGCAACGTTGGATTTACCAATCAATCAAAATTTGGGGTTTGCGTGGATTGTACCGTATAAAGGTCAGGCGCAGTTTCAAATGGGTTGGAAAGGTTACGTTCAATTAGCACAACGCACCGGGCAATATAGCCGAATCAACGTTGTAAAAGTTTACGAAAGTCAGTTTCAAGGTTTCAATGCATTGCATGAAGAATTGAACGCAGATTTCAACATTCAGCCGTCAGGAAAGGTTGTCGGTTATGCCGCGTATTTCCGTTTGGTAAATGGTTACGAAAAAACCGTTTATTGGACAATCGAACAAGTTCAGGAACATGGACAACGTTTCAGCCAATCATTTAATGGAAATTCGTCGCCGTGGAAATCAGATTTTGACGCAATGGCAATGAAAACAGTTTTGAAACATACATTGTCAAAATGGGGGATTTTATCAATTGAAATGCAAAAGGCAACAACAGTTGATCAGGCAGTTGTTACAGATTACGAAACGGAACAAATTGAATATGTTGACGCCGGAAATGCAATGCCAACAATTACAGAAACAGAAATTGAACAAGCCGTTGAAGAAATCGAAGCCGGAAATACAACAGCCGACGAAATATCAACATTGTTTGAATTAAGCGACGAACAAATTGAAATGTTGAAATCAAAAGAACCAAAAAAGTAATTAACCCATAAAACACAAACCCATGAAAACACAAAAAAAAGAATTTCGTTGTTCCGATTTTGGAAATTTAATGGTTGGCGCAACAATGCCGGGAACAAAACCATTGACGGAAGCGCAACAGCGTAATTTGGACGAATTAATGTCAAAAATTAAATTGACTGAAAAACAAGCGCAGACACGCGACGAATTAATTGAAAAACGTGACAAAATACATTTACCGGAATTATCCAAAGGCGCAAAAACATATATCGAAAAATTGTTTATTCAGGATCGTTTTGACTACAAAATGCGATTTTCAACTTTGCACACCCAAAAAGGAAATGAAGTCGAACAAGAATCAATCCGGCAAGTTGGCACATTTTTAGGTTACCCATTCGCAACAAAGGCAAAGGAAAAATTCATGTCAAACGGATTTATAAAAACGCGCGGTTACGATTGGCGCGTTGCAAATTTTGTATTTGATCAAAAAAACGTTTGGCAACCTGAAAGTCTTAAATTTTTCGACGATGAAAAGGAAATCGGAATTTATGAATGGCAAATTCGCGGTTATGCAATGTTGATAAATGAACACGAAAACGCAAACATTGAACGCGGGGCAGTTATTCGTACATTAATGAATCCGCCGGAACATTTGATTTGGAAACAAGCGCGTTTGTTATGGGTTGAAGCCGGTAACAGTTGGAACGAAACAATTCCCGACGAATTTTTTCAGGAAGTTAAAAACGAATTTGATTTTGAAGGCAAACGTCCAAACATAATTGAACGCATGCGTATTCATTCCGTAGAATGTACGAACGAACATTTTGATTTGATTAAATTGTATGTTGGCATGGCGCAAAACTATTATGACGAATTGAACGAAAAAATCCAACATGTTAACGATTCAGCAATTGAAATATTTAAAAATCAAAAGTAATGGACAAACGAATTATCAAAACATTTTTAGTGTTGTTGTCAATGAGTACAACAGCGTTGTTATTGCCAATATTTACGCAATGGTATTGTCAAAAAACCGGAATTTATCCATGGGGGGCAATCCTTTTAATGTCATTTTTTGGATTTATTTTTTCAATAATTGTTGTACTTAAAATATGGGGCGAAATAAAATGACACAAACACAATTTGAAATTGATTTTGTTAGCCGCGTTCAGGAATTTACGTCCCGAACCGGCATAACAGCGGCAACAATTTGCCGAAAATTCGGTTATTGGAATAGCCAAAAAATAAATGATTTTTTAAACGGAAACGGCGTTATTACGTCCAA